ACAAAGTCTATGTCCTTAAAAGAAAAACATTTCCTATTTCATTTATGATTTCTGGTAGAAATACCAATCGTAAACCTTTGCTTTACTTTGATGAGAAGATGGGTGTTAACCGTGCATTACGTTATGCAGTTAACCAAAAGTCTCCATTTGAAGATGAGCAAGATGGAAACTTCATCTTAGAACCAATCATCTTTGAAGATGGTTTGTTAGCAGTTCCAAGAAACAACCAAGTGTTACAATTATTCTTAAAATACCACCCAGAAAATGGTACGTTATTTGAAGAGGTTGATACACAAAGAGAAGCAACTAATCAGATTGATTCATTGAACATTCAATTAGATGCTCAGATTGCTGCACGTGAGTTAGATATTAATACAGCAGATGCATTAGGTCGTGTATTATTAGGAGCTCGTGTTGATAGATTATCTAGCGAAGAACTTAAGCGTGACTTAATTCTTTATGCTCGTAACCATCCACGTGACTTCTTGAATATGTTGAATGACCCTGAGCTTAAGCTTAATGACATTGCAGCAAAAGCAATGCAAGATGGAACATTCGTATTGAAAAATAAGAAACGTGACATCTTCTTTAACTTGCCTGATAATAAGAATAAGTTGATGGGCGTACCATTTGGAGAAGATCCACTAAAGCTCTTAGCATCTTACTTGCAGAGCAATGAAGGTCTCGACATTTATGAGACGCTAGTCAAAAAATATCGTTAAATTAAGAGGGCACATCTAGTGCCCTTTTTTTATTATCTTTGTCATTATGATAAATTCCGTACGAAATACTGTCCTAAATATTATCAACAAGGATAATAATGGGTTTATTACACCAGAAGAGTTCAACAGCTTTGCAAAGCAAGCTCAGTTAGAATTGTTCCAACAGTACTTTTATGACTTTCAGAAAGCTAAACTTAGCGATATGAAGGGCTTAGAGACTAGCGGATACTCTGATATTACAAAACAATTAGACCAAACTATTGACTTCTTCTCTAAGAATGAGGATTTAGTTTACAATAACGTATCAGGTCAATTTGATTTGCCTGCAAATTTCTTTTTATTAAATGTACTATACTATAATGGTAAAGAGGTTACTCACGTGGACCAAGGTAAATTATATTATTTGCTTAATTCCAATTTGACAGCACCAACAGAAACATACCCTACGTATGTAATGCAGGGTAATCAAGTAGCTGTGTATCCTGATACTATTACAGATAACATTAATATCTACTACGTTAGATACCCACAAGACCCTAAATGGACTTATACTGTTGTTAATGGTAGTCCATTATTTAATCAGTCAGCTAATGACTACCAAGATTTTGAATTAGCTATTTCCGACTTCCCTAAATTAGTTGTTAAGATTTGCGAATACGCAGGAGTTAATATTAGAGAGATGGATGTAGTACAAGCAGCAAGAGCAGAAGAAGCGTACACTGATCAAATGCAACAATAATGAATCAGGAAAAATATTACACCAATGATGGGTTAACTCCCACTGATGCCAATTGGGGCACGTATCAAAATGTAACATTAGGAGATGTTGTTAATAACTTCATCCTAATGTATACAGATGATGGCGATTTGTTGAATAATATCAACAGATATAAAGTATTGTTTCACGCTAAGAGAGCAGTGCAAGAGCTGAATTACGATGGTAATCGCCAAATTAACGCATTGCAACTAGACGTGGGCCACGATCTAAAGTTTGTGTTGCCTCCGGACTACGTAAACTATGTTCGTGTTTCTTTGTTCTACGGTGGTATATTATACCCTATGTACGAAAACGTACAGGCTAATAGCTCTACTGAATTCTTGCAAGACGACCAGTTTCAAATTTTATTTGATGACCAAGGTAATGCATTACAAGGAACATCTAAATTAGACTTATCTCGTATTGATGGAGAGGCATATATGTGGTGCCCATTCAATAATCAGTGGGGATGGTACGTAGATGGTTTGTGGTATTTTAGTTACGCATTTGGAGCTCGTTACGGGCTTAATACAGAGGCAGCTAACGTAAACCCTACATTTAGAGTAGATAAGGCTGCAGGAGTTATTAATTTTAGCTCAGGCGTATTTGGTCGTTCAGTTGTATTAGAGTATATCTCTGATGGATTGTATCCAGGTGACGACAACCAAATCACTATTAATAAGCTGGCAGAAGAATATATATATTCATACATTAAGTGGGCTATCTTAAATACAAAGGCAAATCAACCTGAGTACGTTATTAATAGAGCTCGCAAAGAAAAAGTTTCTAACTGGAGAAACGCAAAGATTAGATTAAGTAATTTACACCCAGGTCGCTTGTTAATGAACATGAGAGGCCAATCTAAGTGGATTAAGTAAATGATAGAACTTCAAAGAAATTTCCTTTCGGGGGTCATGAATAAAGATCTTGACCCTCACTTTTTACCTGATAGTGCATATAGAGATGCACTCAATATTATTGTGGGCGATTCTGATGGAGCATTTGTTTCTGAGGAAGGCTCACATAATGGAGTAGCACAGAACTATTTAGGTAATGTGCTAAAAGGATTTGATTTGGAATTAACTAATGCAATGTGTATTGGTTCACTTGCTTACGAGACCAATAATTCTATTTATTGGTTAGTAGCATCTGATTATTTAGATGCCATTTATGAGTATAATGAATCGACTGATACATTAATTACAGTAATTAGTGCTACAAAAACACCTACTACAACATCACTGCTTGGCTTTAACAAGGAGTTTTTTGTTACAGGCATCAATTATATTAACGGACTTCTTTTTTGGACTGACAATCTAAATCCTCCACGCAGGATCAATATTGACCGTGCAAAGAATTATGTAGTCGATGGTTTTACTGAAGCTGACATCAATGTTATCTTGGCACCACCTTTGTCTGCACCAACAATTAGTTTGTATTCAGAGGGAGAAGCTAATAACTTAGAAAATAAGTTCTTATATTTTTCTTACAGATATAAGTATTTAGATAATGAGTATAGTGCTTTGTCTCCATTCTCGCCTGTAGCTTTCTTTCCAAAAGAATATGCATACGATTATGGTGTTTCAGAGAACGTATCTATGGTTAATAATTTTAACACAGCAGATATAACTTTCAACTCAGGATCAAAAAATGTAAAAGAAATACAATTAGTATTTAGAGATACGCAAAGCACTAACACATATGTAATTGATAGTTTAGTTAAGGAACTTAACAATTACGATGACAATACAGATTATGTATTTACGTTTAAGAACAATAAAGTGTTTACTTTATTGCCAATTGAGCAAGTAAATAGATTATTTGATAACGTTCCAATTAAAGCTAAATCTCAAGAGCTTATTGGAAGTAGATTGATTTATGGTAACTACACTCAATTCTTTGATTTATTAAAAGAAAATAAGGAGCCTATTAATCCCGTTTTCTCTGTGTCATTACTGTCTGATTCAATTGTGAGTGGAACACCTACTCCTACATTCAAAAGTAATAGAGATTATGAGATTGGTATTGTTTATTTGGATGATTATGGTAGAACTACTACTGTAATTACACCAACAGAAAACACTAATACAATATATATTCCTGCATCGAATGCTATTGATGCAAATAATATTCGTGTGACTATTGATGGCACTTATCAGCCACCAGCTTTTGCTACATATTATCGGTTTATGATTAAACAGGATAAGCAAGAGTATTATAATGTATTCCCATTAACTTATTTTGAAGATGGGCAGTTTAAGTGGTTTTTGATTAATCAAGCAGACCAAGATAAAATATCTGTAGGATCTTATGTTTATCTTAAGAGTGCGACTTCTAACACGAACACACAATATAAAGTATTAGATATCCAATCAAAGAGTGCTAACTTTTTAAATTCTGCTACTGTTAATCAGCCTGCAGGTATTTATTTTAAGGTGAAAATAGACAGCACTTCATTGCCACCAGTTACTTATTATACAGATGACAATCTTGGAGGGTATCCTAGTACAGCAACCACATTAGTAGAAAACAGATTTAATGTTGCAGAAGATTCAATCTTCTATGGTGTTGGTATAGATGATATGATAACCGGAGGCAGTAATGCTTATACTGGGACAAATGATGCTAGATTCTATGTGGAAATTGATTCCACAACAGGAGTTGCTGATACGTTTAAATATTATGTTTCTTACAATGGAAATTATAAGATATTAGTTGCTAGTGGCATAACTATCGATTCGTCTACTGACCAAACATTAACTTATTCTGGAAGTACTTGTTCTATTAGATTCCTGTCTAATACAGGGCATACAACAAAAGACTATTGGGTAGTTAACTGCCGTGGTAATTTACAAGATGTATGTCTTAATATTTTTGGAGGCCCAATTGATTATGGCGACGATTATCCTCCGGGCGTTTTCTTTACGCTTGATGGATGGAGTGAATCATTAGCTTATAATACAGATAGACCAATTAAAGCTGGAGCTGTATTAACCTTTAAATATAAAGAGACTAACGGTACAGACCAATGGATTACTCAAACTTTTATATCAACAAAAGATTATGTTAATATAGAAGAGTGGTTCATTGAAGATTCTGCATATCAAAAATGGGTAGCCTTTGATGATGCTGCTCAAAGTATTGGACCTAAAAATGTTTGTTTCCGTAGAGGTCAATTATTGACTACAGGAAGACCAGGAAGTATTGACCAAGGCTCAGTGATTGCTCCTAGTACTTTAAGTTATCCTGTATATATGTATTTTTATTCAGTACAAGGTGGATCAAACCCTGCTATTGATACTAAGTTTTCATTGCAACAATCAGAATTTTCGATTGTCTTTGAGACGGTTCCTGTAGACACCAACCAAGATATATACTATGAGCTTTCACAAACGTATCCTATTATCGATGGCAATCACTATGGAAATGTTGACAATCAGAACATTGCATTGGGTTCTCCGGCGATAATAGATTTAAACACGTTTGATTTTAATGCCGATTTTAATGCATTTTCATTTGGTAATGGAGTAGAAAGTTTTAGAATCAGAGACGATTGGAATTCTGCAACTATGCAGTTTAGCCCACGTGCTAACTCTACCATCGAAGGGTATGAACAACAAACACTTGTTCAAGCATTAACTTATAGTGGAATTTATACTCAAACATCTGCAATCAATAGATTAAATGAGTTTAACTTATCACTTGGTAACTTTAAATATTTAGATAGATTCTTTGGTTCAATCCAAAAGTTATACTCTCGTGATACAGATTTAGTTGTATTCCAAGAGAATAAAATATCTAAAGTACTTTATGGTAAAAATTTATTGAGTGACTCAACAGGTGGAGGTGTAGTTGCATCTATTCCTGAAGTATTGGGTACTCAGATTTCTTACGAAGGTGAATATGGTATTAGTTTAAACCCAGAAAGTTTTGCTAGATGGGGTAATGATTTGTTCTTTACTGATGCTAGACGTGGTGCTGTTATGGCATTACAACCTAATGGGTTGTTTGAGATATCTTCTCAAGGAATGAAGAACTGGTTTAAAGCAAACTTAGATACCAATACGGTAAAACTAGGAATGTTTGATCCTTATTTTGAGCATTATGTATTATCAGTAGATAATGACAGAAAAATTAAAACTTGTTCAATCTCAGTAATGCCAACTACTTTAACGTTTGATGGTACAGTACAAAAGAAATCATTCTACATTGAGTCTAATACAGATTGGGAGATAACAGTACCTACTAATGAATGGCTAATTGTTAGCGATAAGTTTGGCTCAAACAATGAGCTTATTTATGTTGAGGTTTTAGAGAACTTAGGCGTTCCAAGAGATTTAGATATTGTTGTATCAGGATGTGGAGGAGATATTACTATATCTATCACACAAGATACCAAACCAACCGTTTATGATTGGTATGAGTTATTAAATTGTGATACACTTGATATAGCATATTCTGAACAATATAATGAAAATGAATTTGCATTAAATGAGAGAGTAACTTCTGATGGTGCTACATATACTATTACAGATATATTCCATACAGAACCTGTTGGTACTTTATTGCCAATAGTTACAACCGGAGAAACAGGATGTCCTGGTCCTACATTTGATTGGTATTCATTATATAAGTGTTCTGATGGTTCTACTGCTAATTCAGAAGCATATGCTATAGGAGCATTTGCTGTAAATGATAGAGTTACGGCAGGTGGCTCTACATACACTGTAACTAGTGTATTATCATCTAGTCCTGGTGGCACATTATTAGCTATTACGGGTACAGGATTGACAGGATGTCCTACGTTGACAACATATTATGCATTAGCTGAATGTGCACCAGGTGTAGGAATTGCTTATACAACAATTAACCCAGGATCTGTTGGAAGAAGATTTGTATTGCCATACCCAACTGAAACATTCTATACTTACACAGGAGCAACTTTAGTACAAAGCACACCTCCTCCATCGTATAATGGTTCAATTCAAATAACATCATTCTATA